ACGGCACCATCACTGGTTTTGCTCGTGGCGTAGAATACACCATGGCTACTAGTGTTGGAGACTGCGGCTCCGTTCTGTATGTAATCAATAAAGACATCACAGGCAAAATCGTAGGAATGCATTGCAGCGGCTCCAGATCACAAGATTTTGGATATTCTGTTCTTATCACCCAGGAACGAATTCAAGCGGCTGACATGAAATTGCAATGTGCCAGTGCACCACCTTATGACTACCTCAAAAGCTTAGTGACACCACTGTCTCCCGAAGCCTACCCATCCTATACACCAGGAGGTTACCACATGGTTCTCGGAAAACTAAAGACACGCCAAATTGCAACACCACTCAAAAGCGACATCATACCATCACCAATATTTGACACCGCTTTCAAACATATTACTGAACCCGTATGTTTAACCGGCAATGATCCTCGTAACACCACTGGAGTATCTCCACTAATCGAATGTGTTAAGAAATTCGACAATCAGGCTGGCAATTGGGACTACGTAGATCGTGTTGTTTGCAGAGAGCACTCTTTTAAGGAACTCCTGGAAGCAACCACTGACTACAATGGACCAAAGAAAATATTGACTCTCGCTGAAGCTATAAATGGTATACCCGACTATATTGAACCACTCAATATGCGTACATCACCAGGATACCCTTTTGTACTTCAAAAAGAATCAAATCAAATTGGAAAACTCAGTTTCTTCGACATAACTCACATCGATGACAACGGAAAGATCCATTATAAGCCCAGAGCTCCTTTGCAGCGTGCTATTGATGACATAATCAAGACCGCTAAAGAAGAATTTTGGTGCAAAGACAACTTTTACATGGACTGGCTCAAAGACGAGAGACGGAAAATTGAAAAGATCAGACTCGGCAAGACTAGAATGTTTAACATCCACAACGTCGCTTGGGTTATTGTAATGCGAATGTATTACGGAAGTGTACTCTCTGCTTATCATCATGCAAGTATCAAAAACGGTTCCACCATTGGAATTAACATGCATGGCAGTGATGTCACAAAATTGATCCGCTATTTGAAAACAGCAGGAACAAACTGGTGGGACCTCGACATATCCAACTTCGATGGAACCGCTGACTATGAAAGTGTGCACGACGCTTTTTATGTATTCAAGAAATTCGTGCGAACATACAATGAAGTGGGAATAGAGCTTGATATCTTAGGAGACTCAATGTTCTGGCGAATCCATGTTATCGGAACCATCGCTTACATTCCTTTCATTGGAATACCATCTGGACATCTTGCAACATCCACATGCGACACAGAGGTAAACAAACAACGCCGCACAAAAGCATGGCGTTCACTCACTCGAGCACACAAACGAATGGACCTTATATCTTTGGATATTAAGAAGAAATTGGCACGAGAGACAGGAAATGGAGATGATATTTTAGGCGCAGTTCATGACTCAGTCAAACACATCTACAATCCACAAAACATATCGGACTTTTGGAA